TCCGATATATCCTCTGTCTCAGCACGTGCGATTCTGGCGGCTATTGCCGGATCAAGTTCAACCCCTGACATTTCTTCAACTTCTGCGAGGGCACTTCTGGCTGCCATTAGCGGACAAACCCTTACACCAGACGTTGCGGCAAATATTGTCCGATCACTTTTATCGACCCTCACCGTAACAAGTCTGACTCCAAGCGTCTTATCCATCCTTTCGAGATCGTTGCTCGCAAATATTCAGGGCTCAACTTCAACGTCTGACATTTCTTCAACTTCTTCTCGAACTATTCTATCATCCATTGCAGGATCAAGTCTTACACCAGAGATTTCAGCAAAAATCGTGCGGGAATTAATCGGTCTGATCGAGGCCCAAAGCACTACATCGAATGCCGTTATATCAATCACGAGAAATTTACTTGCGAACATATCGGTGTTGAGTATGACATCCGACATTAATGTTGGTTTTCTTTTATCACTATTGGCGGTCATTGCCGGTTTAAGTTTAACCCCTGAAGTTTCGCTAACAATCATCCGAAATATTCTTACTAACATCGTGGCCGAAAGTTATACGCCTAACATTATGGCTACACAGACACATGAATATACTTCCGAATTTAATTATGAATTGCTGGAAGAAACAACTTTTCCGGCCCCGGATGGCGTCTATCCATTCAAGCCGGAAATGCTGAATTAAAAAAAAGACTTGACATTTTGTTAATATTTGTTAGAAGATCAGACAACGAGTTCCTTTATTGCGATTGAAACCAGGCAGGGTTTTAATCGGGGGCTACAAACGGTATCCATCCCGTTGACGCCCCCACAGCTTACGAAGCCTCGTGGAGAAATCCACGGGGCTTTTTTATTTTTGGCTGCAATCGGAAGACCGTTTAATTTCAGTCGGCTCCGGTAAATATAAACAGCATTGGGAAGACCGAATGATGGAAACAGCCCACATGATCGGCTCCCAGAAAGAAGGAGATTATGGCATTACCAAGAAATGTCGCAAGACAAGGCGAGAGAGCGGAACAGATAAGGAAAAAGGTTTATGAGGAAGGGAAGACCCCGCAGGAGTTGGACGTGAAAACCCAACCTCCTCCCGGTGAGGCTCCCCCGAAAGACCCCGATCCGGCTATTCCCCCAGGAGATAACATTGAATCTGGGAAGGAAACTCCCCCCGATGACGGTTACAAGGTGAAATATGAGGAAGCTCTCCATCAGATCAATGTCTTAAAGGGCAAGATTGACAGTGAGGTTCCAGACCTCGTTTCGGTAAATCGAATGATGGCTGGTCAGATTGCAACACTTCAATCGACGATTTCAGACCTTCAATCGAAGGCCACTAAGCCACCCGAAGAACCTGCCGCTAAACCCGATCCACAAGAAGCTCAAGACCTCCAAACCTACCAAGATGCCTATCCTGAAATCCATCGGGGCCAACTCATTGTGATGAAGCAATGGATCAAGTCCGATGAATTCAAGGGTATGGTGTATTCCATCGTGGATGAGGTCTTCAAGGGAACGGTTGAGCCCAGGGTGGCATCGGTAGAAAAGGATGTGAAGCAATCCGCCGCAGAAACCTTTACCGGGAAACTGGATCGGTTAATTAAGGACGAGAACGGTAATCCTTGTTGGAGGCAGATCAACGACGACAAGGAATTCACCATCCATCTCAAAAATAAGAAATACCGTGGGGTCTCAGATTTTGATCTTTTGCGAAATGCCCTAACTAATTCCGATGCGGATACAGTCGCAGAATTTTTCAACGACTGGCTGGCCCTTAAAAAGCCTGCGACTCCTGCACCTAAAATAGAAACACCTGTCGGCGAAGAAAAACCCGTCGAAGGTGATGAAGCCCTCGCTCCTTCGAGACCTGGTGGCGGAGCACCGCCCAAGAAACCGGGGGATGGCGATGGAAAACCAAAAACCTTCACTCGATTCTTCGTCAAGAAGTTTCATACCGATGTTGCTCTCGGTCGATATAAGAACAAACCAAAAGATCGAGAAAAAATTACTGCCGAGATCAACGAGGCTATGACGAAAGGATTGATCGTTAACGGATAAGAGGAGGAAATACCATGGCATACCCACGAGTCGCAGAAGTGCCTGATTATACGAGATCAGGAGCTCAGTTTATTCCGGAAATTTGGTCTGGAAAAATTCTCGTAAAGTTTTATGATGCGACCTGTCTGTCGGAGATCAGCAACACCGATTACGAGGGCGAGATCAAGAAGTATGGTGATACCGTCCTGATCCGAACCGTCGCTCCGATCACCATCCGCAAATACGTTGTGGGTCAGGCTCTCACGAGAGAACGACCTACTTCCGTTCCGACTTCTCTCTCCATTGACCAGGGATATTACTGGGATGTGGAACTTGACGACGTGATGGATGTGCAGTCCGACATCAATCTCCTCGACAAGTGGACAGAGGAAGCCGGTCAGCAGATGAAGATCACCATCGAAACGGATTGTTTCGTGACGATGGCATCCGGGGCTCACGCCAAGAATCAGGGCCTTAACGCAGGCGTGAAGTCTTCTTCTTATAGCCTGGGGGCCGCAGGCTTTCCTGAGACCGTTGATAAGGCGAATGTCCTTGACTACATCGTGGACTGCGGTTCCGTCCTCGATGAGCAGAACGTCCCTGAAACCGGTCGATGGATACTTATCCCCATCTGGATGGCGGGCCTCATCAAGAAGTCCGACCTGAAAGATGCCTCCCTTACGGGAGACAACACTTCCATTCTGCGGAATGGAAGACTGGGGCAGATAGACCGATTCACCCTTTACTCCTCGAACCTTCTCCCCACGGCAGTTGATGGAGTGACTTGCTACAAGTCGATGTTCGGCCATCGAAGTGGGCCTTCTTTCGCTTCTCAGATCACCGAGACAGAGACCCTTCGGTCTCAGGATGCCTTCGCAGATATCGTGCGAGGGTTGAATATCCTGGGGTTCAAGGTTCTCAAGACTGAGAGCGTTGGAATTCTGTATTGCCACAAATAACCTTTAACAGGCCCGCTACCACGGGGGCCTCGCTTAAATCTCTGTAAAGGAGGATAAAAAGATGGCTTCAACAATCGATCTCAGAAAAGAAACGGTGGGCGTTGTTCCCTCAAGCGGGATCAGGGCTCATGCAGTCATCGAAATCCCCGTCGATTTGACGAAGATTACCGGTGGTCTCGTAAACGGGAACACCTACCAGTATGGAGTAATCCCGGCTGGATTCGTTCTCAAGTCCGTTGGCATCCGTGTCAAGACTGCAAGCCTCTTGACCGGAACTTCGACCTTGAACGACGGGTCGATCACTCCCCTTGCGGCTCAGATTATGAACGCAATCGGGATGTTTTATGGCACGACCTCCTTGCCGAAGTATTATAAGGTCGCCACGACAATCGTTGGGCTGATCGCAACGGCGGACATCACCGGTGCGATTTTCGATGTGGTGCTCGAAGGGTATATGCTTACCCCAGAATAAACCTCAACCGGGCCGCCTCGTGCGGCCCGCATTTTTCACATCTTTGGAAGAAGGCCAACTCGCCAAGATGAAAGGAGGAAAAGCAAATGGGCAGACGAGAACAGATGACCATTGGTGAACTCACCATCACCAAGGGTATTAAAACAGGTGTGGCTGGAATGATTCGGAAAATGGTAAGGGCTTATGCAGGCGTTCCGGCGGCTATCGTGGCGAACCGGTTTGTAACTACGGTCGTCATGGGCAACAAGGCATATACCATCGCAAACTCCGGTCTTCCAGGAGACGGACTTGCTCATAACGTGACCTGCCTGCAAACGATCACAGATGCCTTAGAGGATACCAATGGTATTCTCACCGTTACCGGCTTCGACATTAACGGCAAGATCATCACCGAGGTTATCATCCCGAATGGCGGAGCGACCGTTGAGGGATTGAAGGCTTTCGCAAAGGTCACTTCCATCGTGGGTTCTGGATGGATAGTGGACACGAACCCGGATACCATCGTCATCGGTTTCGGTGAAGTCGTCGGTCTCCCCGACCGCCTCTCCGCAACGACCGATGTTCTGTTGGTTGGTTTCAGCACGGCAATCGTAAACGCCCCCACCGTCGTCATCGGAGACGAATTGTGTGAAAACACGGTTCTTGTTCCGACTGGCGATGCCTCGAAAAAACTCACGGTGGTCTATCAGTCTTAACAAGGGGGAGGCTTCGGCCTCCCTTTTTTCAAATGGGGGCGACTATGAATACGAAGGAAATCCTCACTTCGACGAGGGTGGATAAACTCGATGACGTGAAGGGATACGGAAAAGGATATGAACTTTGGAAAGACGAAGAACTGCTTCGTCACCTGAATTTCATTTTGAACGAATGGTGCAGGCAGACCCTTTGCTTTCGAGATTCCTCCACCGAAGCTATCTGTAAAATTTCTCTCCTTGCCAATCAATATATCTTTCCCATGGATTCGAGAATTGTCGCCCTTCACAAAGGAAGACTCCTGAGTGGATGGCCGAATATTGAAATCAAAGATGAACTCTGGCTCGATGACAATATCTTTTCATGGGAGACACGGGTGGGCGAACCTCGCTATCTCGTGCCCGATTACGAAGCGGCAAAGTTGAGAATTGTTCCCTATTTCAATTCGGACGGCTATTTCTCCGGGCCGATGACCTTTGCGACGGCGGATAAGAGCATCACAAAGGCGGGTGCAAACTTCTCCACCTATCTTTCAGTCGGTAATCAAGTGGTCATCACCGGCACTACCGCTAATCAAGGAATGAAAACCGTGGTCACGGCCACCGCAGATGCCTTTACGGTGAGCGAAGCTGTCACGGACGAAACCCCTTCTGCGGCAATTATTCAGAAAGTTAGAGATACGCTGTGGCTCTCTACCTCTCGGTTGCCGCTTATTCAATTATCCCTTGCAAATTGGGAAACAGAATCGCCGGAGATCAATTTTGATTATCACCCGAAATTGATCGATGGAATTCTGAGAGAGGCTTACTCGAAACAAGATGCTGAATGCTATGACCCCAAAGCCGCAGATAAACATAGGATTTTATTTGAAGCAAGCAAGGTTCTCGCTAAAAAGGAGAAGTATCGGCTGAGACATTCGAGTCGTGTTCTCAGGCCGCACCCAGGAGCGATGTGATGGTTGAACCCTGGATAGATTTCAGAAATTATCTTGGTGTGAACAACATGGCCGATCCCCTGAGAATCCCGGTCGGAAAGGGTGGGACATATCTTGAGGTCGGCGAAAATATCGACATCGACGATGACAAGATGATACATCGCAGAAAAGGGTTCGATCCTGTCGTATCCGGCGATGTCCATTCGCTTTGGTCGAATGGTAAGGTTTGTTTCTTTTGTGAGGAAACAAACCTGAAACGTCTGTATGAGGATTATTCCACCGAAACCATTCTTGGGGGGATCAATCCCGGAGAACGGATGAGTTTTTTGGATGTGGCCGGAACGATCTATTTCTCAAACAAAAGCATTGTCGGATATATCGAAGATGGGAAACCACATCCATTTCCTAACCCGGACTTAGCCTTCAAGAAAAAGATGGTAGGCGGTCATTTGATCGAGCTTTACAATTCGAGACTCTATTCGGCCCAGGGAGCGAAGATATTTTTCTCCGACGCAACGCAACCGATGAGGATGGACACGAGGAAAAATTTTCTTCAATTTAACGGTTGGATTACGATGCTCAAGTCTGTCAAGGATGGACTTTATGTTGGGGCCGGAGAGGATGTTTTTTTTCTCCTGGGGGATGATCCTCTTCTCCAAGGGGGATTTGTTTATGACAGAGTTACAGATAGTAAGGCACTCGAAGGTTCTGCAATCACCGTCGAAGGAGAAGACATTGGCCCAGGTCTTCTTGGAAAGACGGTTTTGTGGGCCTCGGAAGATGGTATTTATCTTGGTCTTCCCGGCGGTCAGGTTAAAGAAGTGACCAAGGGAACCTATGGAGTTAAAGACGGCGAAAAAGGCACGGCGATCTACAAATGGGATCGTGGCTTCGGGCAATATCTTTGTCTTTACGAAATGGTCGAAGGAACTGGTGGCGGTGAATTAAATCTCACAATGCCCCTGCCATCCATTGAGATGGTAGGTCATTAAAAGGAGGGAACGAAAAATGGCTGAAAAGTATTCGACTGGTTTAAGAAATTGGTTACTTG